CCGGCGACACCGGCGGCTATGAGGGTAATACATTTGAAGATATCTTCGATGACTTCTTCGCCGGAATTAGAATTTGTTTTATACCCCCATATGGAATATTCAGCGCCAAAATCACGGTCGGCACCGCCGAAGACGCGGACCCGGCCCCGGGAGTCTCGAAGGGCAAGGGCGCATCGACGGCATCGATTGCTGCCTCACGCGTATTTAACGACTATGATCTCACGGAGTTTATTGGCAATGAATTCAGTAGTGCCTCCGTAATCCGTCATCGAGCCTTTCATCACGAACCGGGCGAGTACTCGATCGTCGATAACCGCGCCCCCCAACGCGCCATCCCCATAGTTTCGGCCGAGAAGTCGTACAAAGGCAAGGACGCGTACACCGAGTTCGCGGAACCAGAAGGGTTCGGGACACTTAATTGGTTCAAGCCCGGAATGATAGACTGTATGATCGCCGAGTTAACCGCGAAGCCGGAATACAAGACATTGTTTGAATATTGTTTCTCCTTTGCTCGCTTTAATTCAATTTGGGCAACATATACAATTAATGCGTTCCTTCCATCAATCGGCTCTGCTGATCCGGAGTACAAAAAAGTTAACACAATCGGCGGGCCTAAGTGGAAAGACAGAGATGAGATAGATGATCCAGATGCTGATGAACCCACGGGCGATTCGTCTAATGCCGATGAATTTGGCGGAGTTGGCACCGGCAACGACGGCTGGATTGCTAAGCCCACAGAGGCCGGCGGCGGTAAGCCCGTTACTTTCACCCCCGGCTTCAGAGGTTGGGATAGGAAGACTTTCAATCGCTCGAAGAAGTTCGCAAGAATCTTATTTAATACTTCTTATAAGGGCAGTGATAACGAATATGAGAAGGACAAAGGCGGAGCGAAAGCTGATAGAAAGAGACTCCGTAATACCACCAACTTGGATCTTGGCTTTGGATGGCTCTTTAAAAAGAGGCAAGTTCCTAAGCCTCCGGAAGAATGTGACTAATTAGTAAAGGAGGAGAATATAAATGTCTATTGGATTTGGACCGAGCTTGCCGCTCATGCGTTCTGATAATGATGGGTATTATGCCATGCATAAGGTTGTTGTTGCCGAGATAAAGGAGGATTTCAAGACCTTGTTAAAGACCAACCCCGGCGAACGCGTCATGGATTCTAACTTTGGCATCGGAATTCGCAGATATCTTTTCGAACAGAATGTTCAGCAAACGTGGGCTGACATAGACGCCAGAGTCCGCAGCCAAGTAAAGACCTATATTCCGGCCATTAGAATTAATAGTATCGAATTTATCGCTGCCGACAATGCCGAAGGCGTACACGAAAACCATCTAGGCATAAGAATAGATTTTACGATTGTTCCATTAAAGGTAAGGGAAACCTTCGATATACCTAGGTCTTCGACCGGTGGGACCAATATCGTAGAATCTTCCAGCAAGGCCTTGAGCCCATCAGCCACAGCGCTGTAAAGCTCGCTCATACCCTAAGATGCCAAAACTGTGTTGGCACAGTCGCTTCACAGCACACACAATAATGTGTTATTTAAACTGAAACATAAACTATTTATTAGAGGCAGGAAACAAGCGCATGCAAAAAAAGAATATCCCAATTAAATATACTAGTAGAGACTTCGACTCGATCAAGGCCGATTTAGTCCAGCATATCAAGAGATATTATCCTGATACTTTTAAGGATTTTAGCGACGCGTCCTTTGGATCGATTATGTTGGATGCAGTTTCCTATGTTGGCGACATTATGTCGTTTTACTTGGATTACCAAGCAAACGAGTCTTTCCTCCCGACTGCCATAGAATATAACAATCTTATAAAACTGGGAAAACAACTTGGGTACAAATTTACTGGCATTCCTTCCTCGGTAGGGCTAGCTTCTTTTTACATTGTTGTTCCTGCCAATAATGTCGGCTTGGGTCCCGACACAAGTTATTTACCGATCCTTAAAAAGGGGAGCCAATTTTCTTCAACGAGTGGCGTGGGGTTCTTGCTGGATGAAGACCTTCGGTTTGACCATCCTTCGAATGAAGTTATCGCCGCGAAGATAAATTCTGATACTGGTGTACCAACTTTTTATGCGGTTAAGGCCTATGGAAAGGTTTCTTCTGGCAATATTATAACAGAAACGATTACTGTCGGGGAATATGAAAGATTTAAGAAGATAAAATTAGCTAATGCTGGTGTTACGGAGGTTGTATCTGTTTTCGACTCCGCAGGCAATGAGTACTCTGAGGTGAACTATCTTTCACAAAATGTTATCTATAAAGATATCACCAACTCTAGGGCCTCTTCTAAGGACGACGTTCCTGCCATCCTCCGGCCATTTGTGGTGGCTAGGAGATTTGTGGTCGACAATATCGGAGGCCGCTCATATCTACAGTTTGGATACGGCTCAGAAAGCGAGCTTAGCGCCCCTCCTGTTGTTGACCCTATTGATATAGCATTGTCGGTCCACGGCCGCAAACACTCCACGGATGATGCTTTTGATCCATCCAAGTTGTTAGAGACCGACAAATTTGGTGTTGTTCCCTCCAATACAACCCTGACAGTTACTTATCGAATTAATAATTCAAGAACTAATAATATCGCCATCGGCGCCCTGTCGAAAGTTGTAAATCCAATTTTTTCTTATAATAATCCGCTGAACATCAGTATATCTACCGCTAGCGGAGTTAATTCATCTTTGGAGGTCTTTAACACTGACCCGATCGTCGGCGGAGCAACACTTCCATCTTCCCCCGAGTTAAAAACTAGAATCCTAGATACGTTCCCCACTCAGAACCGAGCCGTGACCTCCAATGATTTTAAGGCCATGGTATACCAAATGCCGGCCAAATATGGCGCCCTTAAGAGGGCCGCCGTCATAAGGGACCCAGATTCCTTTAAAAGAAACTTAAATCTTTATGTTTTGGCCGAGGACTCTAACGGAAAGCTGATTGCTCCAAATAGCCTTCTTAAAGAAAATTTAAAGTTTTGGATTAATAGATTTAAGATGATACACGATACAATCGATATTTTGGATGCTAAGATAATTAATTTAGGTGTTAGATTTAGTGTTGTGGCAGATTCCGATCTTAATAAATATGATGCCCTTGCCGCAGCAAAAAAAGCGATTGAACTGCGCTACTCAGAGCCTCTCAATATAGGTGAGCCCTTTTATTTAGCTGATATCTATGGCGCCTTGAATGACGTGAGAGGAATTCTTGATACAACTAAGGTTGAATTATTTTTACGCTCCGCCGGCGCGTATTCTACTACAATTTTTAATTTTGATGAAGCCATGTCTGCCGACGGGAGATACCTTGTTTGTCCGAAGAATGTGGCTTTTGAAATAAAATACCCCAGCGTCGACATAGAGGGTTCGGTGACATAAAATGGCTATTAAAAGATATATTGCTAACGCTGATACAACTATAACTAATGCTTACCGTGCAAACTTAAGAACTCGCGGAACAGGTGCCAATATGGGCGCCTCGGATATTCTGGAAACCTTTTCAATCTATGGTCAAGCTTCTGGAAGTACCGGCCTTTCCTCAGAACTTTCAAGAATTCTGATAAAATTCCCAGTAACCGACATGTCAACGGATCGTACAAATAGCGCAGTCCCGGCATCTGGAAGTGTTAAATGGGTCTTGAGGATGTACAACGCCGAACACGGCCAGACATTGCCAAGAGACTTTACTTTAAACGTGTATCCGGTATCTAAAGATTGGGAAGAGGGCACTGGTCTCGATATGGAAGAGTATACAGATCTTACCGATGATAAGGCCGGCACCAATTGGATAAATGCAAATAGGAATTATACCGCTGCTACTGCGACATTTGTAGGAACTGCTGACTTGGACGATGCAAGTGGCACATCTTTGATCTTGGTAAATGCTGATGCATCAACTGTAACATTTACTACGGACCCCACTCTCAATTTCGGTGATGTCACCGCCGACACTGGCGACGCAGCGGCCACAGCGACAATTGTGGGAACTGCTGCTTTGGATGACGAAAACGGTACAAATATGATATTGACAAATGCTGATGGGTCAACTGTAACCTTCCACACCGACCCTACTAAGAACTTTGGTGATACTTCTTCCGACGGAGGCGATCATATATGGGAAGTCAACACCAGAGACATTAGTGGTGGTTCCGAGGTTAGGAAGGCTACGCAGGCCTTCTGGATTGCATGCAAAGCCGCCATCGACGCCGGCGAACTAGACATGTCGATTAGTCCCACTAGTTTCGCGGGCACTGAAACATCATTCACATTAACTCAGACTACTGCTGGGACTTCTGGCAATACAGCAATAACTTTAATAACTGGCATGACAGCCAATGGCGAAACTACTTTTACTGGTGGTATGGGACAACGGTGGAGAGTCAACACCAAAGACATCAGTGGAGGCAGTGAAGTCAGGAAGGCTACACAGGCATTCTGGATTGCATGTAAAGGTGCAATAGGCGCCGGCGAATTAGACATGACGATTAGTCCCACTACTTTCGCGGGCACTGAAGAATCGTTTACGCTAACTCAAACTACTACTGGGACTTCTGGCAATACAGCAATAACTTTAATAACCGGTATGACGGCCAATGGTGAAACTGCTTTTACTGGTGGTGATGATGGCAAGTGGAGCACAGTTGGCGGGGATTTTTTGGTGTCCGGCAGCGGTGAAAATGATGCAAAAGCATATACATTTAATTTTCCGAAGGGCCACGAGGACTTGGAACTTGACATATCAGAGTTGGTAGAAGAATGGATCGATGGCGGCTCTATATCAAACTATGGTTTGGGAATTTTTCTGTCGGGCACACAAGAGGCTTACTTTTCTGGCTCAGGCCTTACAGTGCAAGGTGGCGACTTCGGTACCGGAGCCCCCGGGCTCGCGATTGATCAAGGCTCCTATACGGCAACTCCAGCCGCCTCTGGCAGCGTCCCTTTTAATATAACTGGCTCTACAAAATCCTATTATACTAAGAAATTTTTTGCCCGCGGCTCAGAATTCTTCTTCTCGCGCCCATGTATTGAAGCGCGCTGGGACGACACTGTGAAGGACCAACGCGGCCAATTCTATTTTAGTAGTTCTTTGGCAACTGATACTGAAAACTTAAATACCCTTTACTTGTATAACGTGGTCCGCGGAAAATTAGCAAACATACCCAAAGTTGGCACTAGCGCCATCTATGTTTCATTGTTCTCCGGGTCAGATTTTGGGGCTGACAGCACCAAGATGTCCGGTGGCTTTCAAAACGAACCGCCGGCGAAATTAATTCAAAGCGTTCCAATTGAAACTGCCAACATCTGCACAGGCCTAGACACCGCCACGGGCTCGAATGTGTCGACAGGCATATATAAGTGTGATGTTACTCTGACCGCCTCCACCGAAAAGGCCCTGACGGTCATTCATGATGTTTGGCACTCGGCCGACTTGGACGCCTCAGGCAATGAGACTTATTTTACCGGCACTATTCGGCCGCTTCACCTAAGTGCCTCGCAGTTTGATCCCACAGACACCTATGTAACGACGATCACCAATTTAAGAAATTCTTACTTTAACGAAGAAAAAGCTAGATTTAGGATGTTTGTCCGGCCAAGAAATTGGAATCCAAATATTTATAACAAGTCAACGACAGCAATCCAAAATACAATTGTTAATAGTGGGTCTTATAGGGTTTACAGGACCATTGATGAATTGAACGTCGTAGCATATGGCACCGGAAGCACGGAAACTAGTTTGCGTCACACGCACCTTTCTTATGATAATCAGGGGAATTATTTTGATCTCGATATGAAATTGTTGGAGACCGGCTATTCTTACGCTTTAAAGTTTGCCTATTACAATGATTCTATAAGCACTTGGGTGGAACAACCTGAGATATTTAAGTTCAGGGTTGAAAAATGAGCATAAAAGACCTATTTGTAAAAAAGGCAACTAAAGTTTTATCCTCTAAGAATCTTCAAGATTTAGAACTTGAGGTTGAGTCTGAAAGAAATATCTTTGAGACCCGTTCTGATCGAGAGCGGTTTGTTCCCAATGTGAATTTTAATCTACCGGCCTCTTTCGCAAGATATGGGTCCGCCGAGGAATATTACCGCAAGAGCATCGAACGTATCCACGACGAGTATCCTTTCGACGGCACTTTTGCGGAAAAGAAAGAGTTTCTCAACGAATCAACTTATTTAGATTTACACATTTTAGATGAAAGATACCCAAAGACAAATGGGTATATTACTTTATCATCCGATGGGTGGTCGACTTCTACTGAAACCGCCGCAGCAGCAGCGACTATTACTATTGCCGTAGCTACGGTTGATGTTATTGGCTCCGGCGATGTTATTAGTCTGATCGCCACAGACGGAAGAACGATTACTTGTACGTTACAGGGCGTAGGGGGTACAACAACTTCCGCAGCAACAGATGGAAATGTCACATCCGCGACTTATGCAAGCAGCACGGATAATACTTTACAGGCCACGGCTCAGGCTGTTTCCATTGCAACAGCTATAAACAATAATAACTTCTTTACTGCCACTAACTCTGCCAATGTTGTTACTGTTACGCAGGCAGTTCCGGGAGTAACCGGCAATACGGCTATCACAATTACAGAGTTGGGTTCCGCTGGTATGTCAAAAACAGACTTTACAGGCGGAAGCGGAGGCGCCTCGGACATCTCCTCAGAGTACGGCGCGCCAGCAACGGGATCGTTTGAATACATCAGAATTACTGGTAGCCTCATAATTGACGAGATAGGGCCCTCAATAACAGATATAACCAACGATCCGTTGCCAGATGCCTTCGGAGATCTAAAAACTAAAAGGATTGGTTCTTTTGCTAACATATACGAAGCGGACATATACGCCACAGGTGGTGTCTTGGCCTATGGCAGAAAAGGCTCCAGAGATTCAAACCTGAAATTTGATTTAGAGAATGACGGCGTAACTGTAGAGTTTTGGTTGAAGAAAAATGAGTTTCTGCCTGATCTGACAGAAAGAGAGGTTATTTTTGACCTCTGGAATAAAGAGGGGCCAGAAGAGGATACATATGGCAGGCTTCGACTGGAACTAACCGGTTCTGAAGACGGCACAAATCCGTTTTTGCTCACTTGTAGATCTGGTGCCTATGGCGACGGGTCTTCCGGAGGATTCTCGTCAGTATCGGTCGCGCCCTCCACAATTACAACTGGAAATGTTGCCGACAATAAATGGCACCACTACGCAGTATCATTAGCTAATTCGGGGACGTATTCGTCTCCCGGGTCAGCGACTGGAATAATAGTTAAATTTTATCGCGACGGCGACTTGTTGAACAACTTCGTTACGGGGTCAATGATAGGGCACGTCACCGGCTCTCTAGTAGCTCATATCGGGGCCCTTATCGCCCCGGTGTCCGCCAGCGCTCCTTATGCTGGAGAGGGGTGGGGCAAACTGTCCGGCTCCCTAGACGAGTTTAAATATTGGAAGGCTAAAAGAGATTCAAAAGAAATTGGAAGGCACTGGTGGTCTCAAGTTGGCGGAGGAGTTAACTCTGATATAGCGAATGCCGAATTGGGCGTTTATTATAAGTTTAACGAAGGTATTGTTGGCAGTTCTTCCTATGATTCGGTTGTTTTGGACTATTCTGGCCGATCTGCAAATGGCAAATGGATCGGATATCCCGGCTCTTCAGCCAGAAACACTGGGTCCGCAATTGTAGACTCAGGATACGCCAGTTCGGAACCAAAAGACCCTATTATTTATTCCGTTCACGACGATGTTAAAAATCTAAAAGAGCAGCTAATAGCTTCTGGTAGCGAACACGATATAAAAAACGGTTCAAGATTCATAAACCTTTTACCCTCTTTCATGATAGAGGAGGACGAAGAACCCGGTCTAGGCGAGGGCCAGCTCAAGGACCTCACAAATGTGATCGCCAGCTACCTTGATAGTTTACATGTTCAAATCGAAGCGCTGCCAAGAATTCAAGACGCCACATACATAAGTGCCAGCTATAAGCCCGCACCTTTTATGGATCGGGTACTAGAAGGCAAGGGATTCGTTGCCCCAGAATTGTTCCCAGACGCTGAAATAATAAATCAAATTTTGAGCCGCGACGAAGATCGAAATTTTGGTCTTAAAATTCACAACATCAAAAATTTAATTTATAAGAACGTTTACAACAACTTGGCTTATATCTACAAGTCTAAGGGAACAGAAAAATCTTTTCGTAACTTAGTAAGGTCTTTCGGCGTCGATGATGAGCTTGTAAAAATTAACTTATATGGCGATAACGTAACTCATCTGTTGCGAGACAACTATAGATCCACCGCGGCAAGCAAGAACTATGCTGACTTTGCGCACCCCGATCGCTTTACAGGCTCCGTGTATCAGGCCGCGGCCACTTATGCTCCCTACGCCGGCGGCCCTATGTCGGACACATCCGATGTTTTTATTTCTGGTTCCGACAACGCTAGCGGCAGCCTTTCGACAACTGCGGAATGTGAAGCGATTTTTCCTATAATCCCAAGATTAACAGAGAGCCCCGCGGGCGCACATTACGTTGTGCCCTTTTTGTCCGCTTCATTATTTGGCTGGCACACTCCCAGCGAGGCGAATTCGGACAACTGGGCCGCAGCAGCAAGTGATTATGGCGTCGAGGTCTACGCGGTCCGCCCAAAAATAGATTCGAGGGATGCTTATTTTTTGATTCGGTCGCGACCCGGATATAGCGCCGGCCACTCCTCCGCCATCGCCGACTCAGAGATTACATCTAGTGTTTTTAAGGATGTTTTTGAAAATAAAAAATGGAATTTTTCTGTCTCGTTTAAGCACTCTAGGGATCCCGGCGGCCATGATTTTGTTTCGGGATCCAGCGACTCCACCGGCAGTATTGATATGGCCTTTTATGGCGTCAACATGGTACAGGATGTTGTGGTAGACGAGTTTTATCTGACAGCAAGCGATGCTAGTCATCTTTATTTATCACAAGATCGTAGGTATTATATCGGCGCCCACCGCGAGAATTGGACCGGCACCGTTCAGGAGAAGGCGTATGCTAGGATTTCCTCTTTGCGCCACTGGCAGAGTGAGTTGGGCACAGGATCGGTTCGCGCACACGCCAGAGATCCGCTTAATTATGGCTCAAAAAATCCCTATAGCAAGAGCGCGCAGTTCTCTACGGTACATATGGGAGGACTTACAGCTAGCGTTCATGTGCCCGAGATAGAAACTCTGGCGCTTCACTGGGATTTTCACAGAGTAACCGGATCGGATGACAGTGGAGAATTTTTTGTTGACGATGCATCTTCTGGCTCCGTGGCGTTGAAAAACGAGAATAGGTATTCGGACTCAATGAACTCGGCGCTGAATAATATTATAGCTACAAGATATATGGGCAAAGGCATAGGCTTCGGGGATTCCAGCAGCGCTGCAATTAGTAAGGAATATGTGCCCTCCGCTCAGCAAGTCCTGCCAGAATCTCTCGCTAGTGATGATATGGTAAATGTTCTTGATTTTGATGATGAGACCTTTACGAGAGAGACAAGACCAGTAGATTATTTCTTCGCGTTCGAAAAGAGCATGTATCAGACAATTTCGGAAGAAATGCTAAAGATGTTTGCTACAATTGTTGAATTTAATAATTTGATCGGTGATCCTGTTTACAAGTATCGCGGCGAATACAAAGCTATGAAAAAGCTTCGCAATCTTTTCTTTGAGAAGATTGGCAACACGCCGAATCTAGATCAATATGTCTCTTATTATAAGTGGATTGACGACGCTCTATCTGAAATGCTCCTTGAACTTGTGCCGGCTTCTGCGAACACGTCTGACGGCTTAAGAAATATGGTTGAAAGCCACATTCTTGAGAGAAGTAAATATAGGCACAAATTCCCGACTCTAGAGATGAAGGCCCCCGAAGATCAGAATCTCTCGGGTAATCCATTCTTCCCGGCCGGCCCCAGCGGATCGATCCACGGCCGTCGCTTTGAAGCCATCCCCGCATCCCCGGCCACAGAACTTATTCCTTGGGAGTTTGCGCACGCCCCCGTTGTAGAAAAAGCCACTGCGACGATAACTGTGGCGGACGGGGACGCCGACAGCGGTATGGCAGAAAAAGAAAGCATGACAGTTACTTCAACGGATGGGACAGCAAAGGTTTATGTGATTGTCGACGACAACGCAACAACTGTCGCCACGGGCGCAGCATTGGCCACCACTTCCGACACCGGCGCTGAACAAGCCGGAGAGAAAGCAACCGCGACAATTACTGTTATTGATTCTAGTTCTCCTCCCGGCGTACCTTTCATTGGAGAGGGCGACACTATCGTGTTAATCTCGACTGATGAGACAACAGTAACCCTCACAATGCAGGGTACAGGTGGCTCTACTACTTCTTCAGGAACTAGTGGCGCGACATTAACCGCCAAGACTTTATCCGCAGGCAGCTATGCTAATTCTACTCTTCATGCGACAGCGCAGGCGGTTGAGATTAGAACAGCAATCAACCATCACACAAAATTTAGTGCAACCAATAGTACTAATGTAATAACCATAGTTCAAGCAACAGCCGGCACCGCTGGCAACACCACACTCACAATAACAGAACTTGGCGCGACCGGAATGTCAAAAACTAACTTCACCGGCGGAACTGAGGTTACTGCGAATAGCGTTGCAGTTGCTATTAACACAACTGGGACTGCCGCCTCTCAAAATGACTTCTTGGTTCAACTTAAGGCAGCAATAGAAAGTGCCAACGGACACAAAGGCAAGATTATAGTTTCATCCGTTCCCACAGAGGCCAACGGCGCCCAAACAATTACTCTAACGCAAAAGCGCCGCGGCAAAGCCGGAAACAATACTATCACTGATGACATAAGTCAAACTACGATTGTTGGATTTACTGGTGGCACCGAGGGTATATCGTCTAAAAAGGCTTGGTGGCATCTCCGCGCAGAGAGAGACGTGCATCACTTCTCGTCCGAGTGGCTCGCAGACACCAGCAGTGCCTCCGACACAGAACAAAACAAAGAAGAGATTCGAAAAACTTATGTTCGCAGGAGAAGTTTTGTCCCCGGCTTTAATGTCGGAAGCGCCTTAGCACAGAAATATAAATCACAGTTTCACAACATTCAAGATAATGCACTTCCCTATAGGTTGTCGGCTTATACAGACGGCGCTGTTGTAGAGCAAGCAAAACACAGAAATTCCACATCTAACCTAAGGACTTTTAAGGGTGGGTCGAACACTGCCGCGAATAAGAAGCCTGATATCGTATTTTCGTCCATCAAATTTGGTACCACCGACACGTTATCTTTTAACAATATAAGCGAGGACTCAAAAGCTCTTAGATTGAGGGAAGAGGATTTTATAAATGAAAAGATTAGAAAGAACTTTGGTGTAAAGGATGTCGCCACTAAGGGCGACCGGTATTCCCCATTTAGTCTGTTCAAAACAGATGTTGCACAAGGCTACAACAAAACCTTAACTAGTAATTTGGGTACCGCCGCCGATATCTCCAATTATCATGACGATGTGGTCGGTCCCAACTACGAGGTGCCCCTTCAAGGGCCGTTTACTGAAAAGCACGTCGGCGGCCGAGGCCATCGTCACGCCGAAATTAATAGATATGACTCTTCAAAGCAGGGCACAAATAATATAGATGGCAAGAAAGACCGAATAGAGGCTTGGAAGCTTGATACTTCAACCTCGGGCGAAATAAAGTTAGTTCATCAGGATGTTAACAAACCTCGTGCCACCCTTGTAAGAGAAGAACACGCAAAAAGACCAGTTAATATTAGAAATATAAGAACTAGTGATGAGAGCGGAGTTGATACTAGCCTAAGACTAGCGAGGGCGGGCAACTATCGTAACGACTATGAAATAATAAGTCTTGCAAATCGGTCTGCTGCTAAGAGAGCTTTTATTAAGCAAGAAGGATTTGAAGAAGATTCTCGTACTAGTCTGTTAGTAGATGGGTTTGCTGATATTACAAAGCCCGATTTCTCTATTTCTGGCGCTGCCGGCCGAACCGACTTTGCGTTCATCCAAAGATTCTCCGCACCCGGCGGCCCAGAAACCTCTGGGGACTCTCGCGGAGGCCCGGGCCTTGATTACCACAATTCAGAATATTCTCCCTATAACTCACTAAACTACAGAAATCTTACAGTTAGGCTGCCTCTGAGAACCATGCTTAGTGCTTCTGGTACAAATCACGGATTAAAAGCAGGCACCGCCCCGTCTTCAGCCGACTATTCTGGTGTTGCCTCTTTTCACAGAACTCACCCCAATAACTCGTATCGAGTCAAGCCTACTTCTACCGGAGTCACCGATCCCGACACCGAGACTATAACGGTTAGTGATAACTTTTATATTTCTCGGGCCATACCCCAATCTGATATACAATATGCTTGGATTTCGGCTTCTGCTGTAACATATGATAACATTGGGGTAGCTAGTAATAACACGAATAATACAAGAATGCCCCTTAGTTATTTGCCGACAGATGGATTAATAACGGGTCTCGGCACTCCCTCTTCGGCACTTTTGGTTGTTAGCGCAAGTGATGCCGGTTCGTATGTGAATTCAGATGGCGACCGTGTTTGGGTGGCCGACAAATCAAACGCCAGCGCATTTGATAATTCGCAATTCTTGTATACTGATTTTATAGGATTAAATCATCATATAGTAGAAGACGTTACGTCAGGATCTTGCGAGATGGGCCGCCCCGCAGGCAGTGCATTAGCCACTTATATAAATGGTACCGGCGACTCATCAGAAGGAAACTTCATTCAATTACCTACTGCCACCGCAGCCGCCACAGCGACCATTACTATTGCCGTAGCCACAGTTGACGTGATCGGCTCCGGCGACATTATTAGTCTGATTACCACAGACGGAAGAACGATCACTTGTACTTTGGGCGCAGTTGGAAGTACAACAACTTCCGCAGCAACAGATGGAAATGTCACATCCGCGACTTATGCATCAAGCACAGATAATACACTTCAGGCCACGGCTCAGGCTGTTTCCATTGCAACAGCTATAAATAGCAATAACTTCTTTGCTGCCACTAACTCTGCCAATGTTGTTACGATCACGCAGGCTGTCCCTGGCGCCCGCGGGAACACGGCCATTACAATTACAGAATTGGGTGCCGCCGGTATGTCAAAAACAGATTTTACGGGTGGAGCGGACGAGGCACAAATTTTGAACGCCCTTCTACTAAACAGGAACGGCCCTTATGGTTGGCCTTCTTGGAAACAGGTTCGAGCAGGACAGCACCCAATCAACAGGCTGTTGAGGCGCAACTCAAAGATAGCAGTGAATAGTTCCACCGGCGAAAAAAGAATTATTGACGAAAAGGGCAAAGCTACTAGAATCTTCTTCGATCGCTTTGGGTCTACAAAGGTTTACAGAGAGCCGCCCATAACTTCTAAATATCATCCTATCGTGCAGGTTGTTGGGATTCGTACCGAGATAGGCGATGAGGAAACTGGCAAAACCAAGACTGTGTTAAGGCCTGTGCCGATTAAGAGTAGTTATGGCAACAATAAGGTTGTCTTTGCAAATCCGGATCTAAATGACTCCCACGGACACGAAATTAACACTCCTCAACCTTATGACCGTATCAAAAAACTATATTTGGGGGAGAACGTCAACAGGGAGGCCAGCTCAGTCGACAGCTTAATAGAGCTTAGATATAAAGAAACGGTTTACCCTGCCGAACAAAATGCTTATTTGGATAGGACTAGGAGAAGAATATCATTTACGAATAATTTCTGGCGTACTAACCGCTCAGATAGGAATACGAGCCGCACTAGCTTCTCGTCAAACCTTACCTCAAGCGCTTGGTCCTTGGATGCGACAGAGACCTTCGCCGATACCATTACTGGTTCCACAGCGGGAATACTCTTAAACAACGTGTGCCAAATCCATAATGGAAGCAAGGGCAACCTCATAGCCGCCCCATATTATTCTCGGCTTCATATGTGCGAGTCAACAGCTTCCGTCCGGTCCGTGACCGGCCCACGGGCACAGTCTGGTTCGTTTGTCTCCGACCCGGATCATCTACTTCATAACGAGAACATGGGCAATATTGGGATTGGAGGCGGCCATGCGCTATGGGAAGCCGGTTCACAAGCAGGATATATAGATGAAGCCGGTAGTTTCGTCGCTGACGCCAGAAATCCGGCATATGATTCATATGACGATTATGTATTGGAATTGCGTTCCAAAAATATGGACATGTCCGTCGTTCCTGAATTTAGAATTAGTGAACATATTGATTATTATATGAATACACATGACGGTAACTTCCTCGCCAAGAATTCAAAATTTCTCACAATTTTTGGGGTTCCAAGTGGTTCGGACGAATCCCCGGCCAATAGCTCGGAGGCGGACTTCTTTAAAATCTATAGCAATTCAGATTTTATGAAGCATTTTGACACAATCAAGAAAGATCACGAAACTATCGTTGAGCCATCAGAGATTAGTTTGTCATGTAAGGCTGTAGTTAGGTTTATGCCCTATAATGGTTTTTACCCGGCTGAAAGAACTGTCGATTTGGCAACACAATTCTCTAAATCAGTTGGCCCCTATATACAATATAATGGCTCCGATGCGGATAGCCATCCCAATATAAAATTTAGAAATATTTTAACACCTTTCTTCGCCCCCGGCATTATGTATAATACGATCAAATCTGGCATTGCTTGCGACTATCCCGTATACAATATGGGCAGCTCAGCCTTCCCGAAACGGATAGTTAATCCGGACGGCGTGAGCAGCAATGCCAAGACAAAATACTACGCATTGGGCACCAGCTCATATGGCACGAATGGTTACATCAGGGTACCTTTTGAAGATGTGATCCGGCCGTCTTTCCTAAAAGGCCTGAAGATTTTGGACAACGAGCCACACCCTAGTAGTTCACTTGATGTCACGGCCTCGTGGGGTGGCGAAACCGACAAGCTTTATGAAATGATGTCTAATAATTATCATGCTGCCGTACCCGACTTTTTCTTGAGCGATGGAAACTTCACTACCCTATCTTCGGTACCGGAGTCACAATTCGAAAGTTTCGCAACGTCGAGTTATTATGGTATGCGCGTGAGGGTGAGAAAGAGTTATCATACTCCGCGCCCCCTAAACAATCGCTCAAAATTCCCAATGCCCCAAGATGTTCCCAGCGACAACAAAAATTATAATGTATATGAGTCATTTACAATGTATAGTCGCCCCTCCGCATTTGGCCCGCCCGTGGCCGGCCGGGTTGATATTGATACCTCCGTGGCCGCATCTCACGCGGACTATACAGAAATTTTTGATAGCTTGACGGGAATAAACCCAGCCTTTACTCCTCCGTATTATGATGGCGAATGTTGGTTCGACATAGTGTTCCAAGCATCTAAAGAAAAGCACACACTGAGAGAAATATTTCAGACAGCTTCCGTCTTTTCCTTTCGCTTCGACCCAGATGGTATGCCCACTGGTTCCGCGGACCGACCATATGGGGAAGCGAACATTAATACCTTTTCTATGCAACTAACTTCTTCCTTTAACCTGTTTGGTATTGCCCCACTGAAGTCGGTAGAATTTGACGCTTCTGGCAACCCGAAGGTGGTTAAAGATGACTTTTCGGCCGATAACAATGTTTGGGTGATGCAACCCAAATTCGAGACCCCGATGTTGAACTTTAACGATCAGGGGACACACGCGATTACCTCTTCTGCCGGCACCCTCACTCTTCCAAACGATGTGTCCGCGTCAGTGATGACGCCTCTAGGAATGTGGCACCAGTTTGGTACGATCCCAGACTCTCCCGACAAGGGCATCTTTTTTGAGGTTAGCGATATAGAAGAAGAATGGCTTAGGAGTAGATTAAGCGATGGAGATGATTTTGTAGATGACATCTTCCCGGGCGTTGCAGAAAATGTTTACAACTCTGGTAAAGTGAAATCATTGTTAGACAAAGTTAAATTTAACAAACGGTCTAAGAGATTGGGGGGGCTAGCCAAGTCTAAGTCGGTCAGGGAAGCTGTCGTGGCGGTCCCCTTTGTTGTTCGCGATGGTAAGAGAAAGTTTTTCGAGATTCCAAAAGAGCAAATAGCCGCCGCCACAGGCAAGACTGGCCCAAAAGATCGTGAAGATTTGCCTAGGAGTTTTGTCCCCGGGAAATCAATTCTCTCTATGGTTAACAAAATGAAAGACTATGTTTTCCCGCCCCCGATGGATTTTATAACATACCCAGAAAAAGTTAAGCCTTTTGCAATGTACATTTTCGAGTTCGAACACGTTTTTGACCAAAATGACCTATCTTATATGTGGCAAAATCTTATGCCAAAATCAGGCGTTCAAATTAAGGAAGCACAGGCTTCGATTTCGCATAAACTGTTGATAAATGAGTTGATGGGCGCCCAATCGTCTGTTAATGGGCAGACAATGCAGTCTAATTTACAATGGATGGTTTTCAAGGTTAAGCAACGCGCCCCAACTAATTACTTTGATAAGGTCATCGGAAATAGTAAAGTGGCCGATAAGAGGTTTGATTTTGCCTTTGATGTTGAAAACAGGAGCGAAATTCCTGAGTTTAGTTATAACTGGCCTTATGATTTCTTCTCATTGGTTGAATTTGCCAAGTTAGATGCCGAGGTTAAATTTTCTAAAGAAGGGGACGAGCTTAGCACTTTAGACGAAAGCCAAATTTTAGAAAATAGTACTAGGAGCGATCCTCTTGTGGCGCCAAAAGAAGTAGTAAACAAGAAATAGGTGTTTTAAATGTTGTTTTTAAATAAAAAAGAAGAAGTTCTAGACATTAAGCTGACTCAATTTGGCAAATATAAGCTATCTGTGGGCGAGTTTAAGCCCGTTTATTATGCTTTTTTTGATGATGATATTCTTTATGATTCTAACTATGCTGAAATATCCGGCAGCCAAAATTCCATTGAGCCGAGAATACAAGAAGATACCCCAAGACTTCAAGCACAACATACTTTCGAAGGCCGGGAGACAACCGTGCTAAAAGGCAACGAGATTATGCCAATCCCGGGATCCTTCTTCCCGCTGCCCATGGGCCTCGGGACCGCGGGCTCGACGGTCGACCTCGCCCGCAGGGCCCTCAAGAGTCGTACTGTTATAAATACGCTTAATGGGGATGTGCTTTATTTCCCCGATGCCCAAACACAACAGCTACAGGCCTATTATCAGCAAAATGTATTTCAGAAATACCAGTATATGATCGAGACTACAACGAGAGACAAACATTATTCATTTGTTGCGCCCCTAGGAACATCGGACATAATTTCAGAAAAAGCCCCCAAGTGGTCGGTGACTCTCCTAAACGGGGAACTGGTTAATGCCGAAAAAGTACTGACCGGCTCATATCAGACTGAAAAGATTCCACAATTAAATATAAATCTGACTTATGAAACAATGATAGCGAATGTTGACGAAAGTAAAAATCTTGTTCCCCTAGATGGTACTGACCCCGAGTTAGCCTCAGGTGTCTTTCCCGATGGAACCTATATAGCCGTCCGCCCAGAACACCTGTTGGCCGACATTAAAGAAGAATACGCGAACTATACAAATGATAATTTTGATATAGAGGTTATGGAAAAAGATACACAAAAGAGAAGTGGTATCGCATATGCCGAAGGTGCATCGGGAGACGAGGTGCCATTTTTTGAATATCTTTATTTTGAGCCAGAAGAAATAGTGATCAAGGATGGCCTTTTGTTGGATGAACCAATCATGCCGGTTGCAAAAGAAATAGGCGACGAAACAAAGTTTGTTGGCTATTTTATGGATGTTTTGGTAGATAATGAAATAGATGAAACAATTATATGTGCCGCAGCAGCCGACCTCAAAGTGAAAGACATATATATTGATCTGGGGTACAACTGTCCGGATATTAGTACGATCTATAACCCTGTTTTATACGATCCGACGACAGAAGTTTGCCCGACAGATGTAGAAACAGATATTTGTGATGTATAGGAGTAGAGACAAATGCCGATGATCAAAGCGCCAGATTCCAAACAGCACACCGGAATAGGTATGCCGACAGTTTATATAAGACGCGTAACCCTAGACTCTGTTAGCCTCGGCCTCGGTACAGAGGTCCAGTTGGTTATAAAGGATTTGCTTGGTGGGCTGGATATTGCATCTGCTGGTTCTTTGAAACATCTTAAAATTCACGTTTACCAAAGCCGCGACAGCGGCTTTGATAGTGAAGTTATTAATGGTGGGAGCAGAAACATTTATCGTGCTAATACAAATCGCTTTGTAAAGAAAAAGACAATTTCTATTTTCGATTATGTTGGGAAAGATATTGCCAAAGAGAAGAGGGAATTCGCACGATTCAAAGACGCCAGCGGGAAGCAATACGAAGACTATGTTTATAAAGTTCGTTTTGATAGCGAGGAAAAGGATCCTCGACACTTGTCGTACTTCGCTCAGGCGGAAATTGATATGGAATCCGTCTCTAAAGAGGAAGGAATTAAGTCCATTGGCCCCTCCTCCGGGAAGACTAAGATATGCGGAAAATTAACTGGGGAAGTTGTTATAAAGAATGGAGCTGTCCAGCGCGAATCAACTATTTACTCGATCGAAACCCCGGCACAGCAAGGCCAACGCCGCGGCTCCGTCTGGGCCGGTCCAGTACATCGCCATTCGAAGAGGGGATATATGGCTGGCACGCGACACACCAATATGCCCCATGCTTCGCTAGCCGCCGACTCTATTATTAACCCGAAAGTCTTAGACATGAGAGGAAATAAGCTTTTCGAGGAGAAAAAGTTCTTATTTGATTCAGATCAGGTGTTTGAATTAGGCTTGCCAAAAGACCACCGCGGCACACCAATCCGGCACGATAGGAATAGGAATTATTTTTCTGATCTATTTGTATCCAAAAATGAAACCGGCGCCGTATCATTAACATTTAGTTTCGATCATCACGGATATATTCGAAACGAAACAAGGTTTAGAGATTTGCTGTCCTCCGCCAATGAAACGAATAGGTACTCGAATTATTTCCCCATAACTAATATACAAATTGTGCGCCATCAGCTCGATACATCCGAACAGGAAATTGTAATGGATACGTCTGCTGGCAACACAAATAAGCATGATTATGTTTGGCCACCTCCCGCGACAGAGGGAAAAAACAGGATTCCTACAACAAAATCTACCAAGGTGAACAGATTGGAGTCAATCAAAATAACGCCTACTGATTCTATAAAAACTTGGACCGTCGTGGACAATGATTCCTCCGGCCTTACAATTGGCAAATATAAGTATGAAGCTATTATAACTCTCGAAGATCGTATGCTTGGGGTGATTAAAGGCACTTCGGGAATAATTGATGACTCAATCAAGAGTATGAGACTTTACGAGGAACATTCTGTCATTTGCGGCCATTATGATCCAGCACACGACAAGTTCAAAGAGTCTTTCAGGCAGAAAACACAAAAATTTGGATGGTTAGAGGCGGTTTCTGATTTTGTACAAGTTGTCGAACTGCTTTATGGGTCTGTTCAGGATGATCTAATCGATAATATAATAGCGCTTTCAAACCCGGTTACGGGCACTCCCACTGGCATTACACACGTTGTGGGATTGATGACGGATTTAAGTTCGAAAATCAAGGCCTACCTTGGCGCACAAGTTCGACCACCCAGCAGCGTAACAACAGGGGCCCCCACTGGTTCTGGCAAGGGCACCCCGCCCCGGCTGCAAATTCGTAAGATGTTCGAAGAGGAATATAGCGGTGACTTTGCTGACAATGGGTTGTCATATCTCAACGAAAGAATTAATCCGAAAAAACGAAAAGATCCGCACAAGCCACAGTCCGCAAAGAAAATTTCTCAAACCCAATATAATAAAATCGTCAAAGCACAGAGGGAAAAGTATTTTTCTGGCGGAGGCAGAGATTCTACTAAATCAATTCTGAAAAGCCTTGCCAAGTCGGCCCCCTCTGCTTCATCTACTTTCTTAAATGAAGCAGAAAATACTCAAACTTTATTCTTAACCCCAACAAAAGTCCGCGCCGGCAAACGTGTGCTAAACTTGACCAATCAAGGCGAAAAACTTTATGATATGGAGCAATATCCCACTTTTACCGCAGAATTGCTGAATCTCTCGGGGCAGACGAGATATATTAAGGCAGATAAGAATGAAAAAAGCAACAAAGAATTTTCACAGCTTATAAGTGGTATTTTTGCTTCCGAAGGCATTTCTGTTGACTTTGATTTGTTGGACAGGAACGCTCAAAAAGACGTTTTAAGGGAGGTTGTTGGTACCACAAATGAGGGATCAGATGACTATTTTATAGAGTCCGCTGATATACTAGACAACAGTCGGTTTAATAAGGATAATCTTCGCAATAATACAAAAGTAAAGTATTCTGTTTATGATTATGATGAAAGAGAAAATCTAATTAAAGAAGTCGGCAAAGAAATGCTTTCTGATTTGGCAACGGATTCTAGGGGCCAACTAGAAAATCGTTCAGACCTATCAGGATTCAAGCTTAGTTTATCCAAGCTGGATCCGGAGAAAAATGCTGATTTACTCAATCCCTCCCGCGCCCGCCGGATCTCCAGATTACCAATGCAAATTTTATCTTTAATATTTAGCAGATCACCGGTTGTCAAGAAAAACTGGCATGATCTAGAAATTGATTTGTTACAGGATGGAAATTATACTGAGTTTTATCGCTATAACTACGATATGATTGTAAAAGTACAATATTTAGATGGTTACGCCTCTTCAAAAGAACAGGCTCAATTAAAATCTCCTACTTGGAAAGATATGACTTACTCTGCTTATAAGGGCCTCTCTTTTAGGGGCCATTCAGTCTTGTGTAGGTTGGAGCCACATCAGGACGTTGAGTTTGGATTGGGGCAAACAAAAAACCTTGACGTTCCTATTTATAATAGGTACTTTATTTTTGAGCCCATCCCGGCTTTACCTTCGTCCGGTCAGAACACGATAGGGACAGCACAACAAATGAAACAAAAAGCGAATAAATTTATGGGTGCTATGTCTCCTAGAATTGTAGATTACGCTAGAACGGTAACCATTAATCACGCCGATATGTTTAGGACCAAATAATGGGAACAGCAGGAAGCAAAAAAGCTGGTAGAAGAGCAACTTACATCGATCCCATTGCCACTCAAGCCCCTCGCGACAAGTTTAGGGCCGCTTTGGGCAGGTTTTGGCTCCCCGGAACCGAAGGGGCCAAGTACGGCGCCGACATCCCAGCCGATATATCTCCGTTTTATGCTAGTGTTGGGGCAACCTCCACCCCGCGCCAGACGACCGATTGCTCATTTGTATCTCGTAGAAATTCTATATCTGTAACGCCGAATCCAGATGTTTTTGGTGCAGCCGGCGGTGCTAGCCCTAAGGACTCATTTACTTGGTTCCTTCATGGCGCAATAGTATTGGCAAGGGATTTCACCCCATTTCATAACTTAACGCCCCGTAATTTTGTTGCCTTTTGCAAATTGTTTGAAATATCAGGCATCTCTAAGCTCCCCGGGAGCACCTCGCCCAATGATGCTCTTAGGATCCCGGGAATTCTGAATTTCTGCGGCCCCCATCAGGTCCCAGATTATCTCCTCCCACCACCCACGCTCTCACCCGAGACAGGTTCGGCTGATGGGCGCCCACTGACAACAATAGACATCGAGGTCGGCGAGCTTCCGGAAGACTATTACGGGCACTTGACCGGTGATCTGCTTGTTGACAGGAGTTGGTGGGGAGAACAAGAAGGCTTCGGGGGAGATGACTCCGGTGGTGAAATCGGCGATGCCGCGTTTACAGACACCTCTGAAACGGACACCTATGAAACGGACACCTATGAAACGGACACCCCTCCCCCCGCCGACGAAGAGACAGGCGGCCCGGGGACTTTTTTCCCCGATGATGTCGACGCCCCCACCCCCGGAACCCCCTTTCGAGTGTCCCGTCCAGATTGCTGCGATGCAACTTTTGATATAATGACTCCGTTTTCGCCGGAAGCTTTGGAATACTTTGAAGCACAAAATAACGTTGTATTTTCTGGCCTGACATTTAGTTACAATTATACGAACGATGTTTACAATATTTTCGCAGCAGATCCCGAAGTAGAAGAAAAAGATCTGCCAAACTTGTATACGACATTAACTGATGGGAATGCAGGAAGATTTTTAAGAACAGCAAAAAGTAAGGTCGCATGCGACAAGGATATAGAGCACCTTCTAGAAACAACTACGGGGCATAGGTACTTGCTGTCGACGGCTGACACAACATTAAAACTTGGCGCCGGCGCCCCCTACTCGGAGTTTTTCCCGTATCACGCAGATCTGCAATTTACAACCGATAGGGACGCCGAATTCGGCGATGCCTTGGCCAAGAGAAAAATGGACGGTATTATGCTTCGTCGCCTCGTTGATGGCCCTGTGCCCGGCAACTTTTGCCAGCCTCCAACTCTGCCCCGAACCCTAGAAAAGGTGGTCAGTATGGGGCTCAATACACAAATTATAGAAGCCGATGTTCCAAGTAAAACCACCAGAACAAGGGGGAACTTTGGCAGCACTAAGGTAAAAGAGATTGATTTTTGCGATTGGTTCAATAAGACCGAAAATTGTGTTGTCGCAATGGAGACCCCCAGTGATCTTAATGAAAACACTAGGTTTATAAGGCCGACGCCGGCGAAGGGCACGCGCTGGATAGATTCCGCAGATATAGCTCTGCCAGCATTGGTCGCCCCCTTGGAAACTGCGTCAAAGGCGCAGCGATATGCCGAATTTGCTATGCTCAGATCAATGGCGTCTGAACATGCGAACAGAAATTTTGGAGGCTACAGACAACTTTTGGAGACAGGGGTCAACCATTCGGAAACAATAGCATACAAGGTTTTGAAATGGGATGCCGAAACATACAGGCAAATACAAGATCTCGGACATGCCTACGCATATACTGCCTTACAGGAAATATATTTTTCTAATACTCAAAAATTAGATTTTATCCACTATATTGACACTCAGGTGAAATATAATAAGGGATATGTTTACGAAGTTAAGGCATATGAGATGGTTCTTGGTACTAAATACAAATATCGTCCAATCCCTTGTACAGATGGTTGGATTCGTCGTATTCCGTTGCCCACCGGCGAACTGCTCCCCTACATTGGCCCCGCAGCAACTGGCGGAACACCACCACCAGATTATGTGCCGTGGATTCGGCTGACAGAGATACTTTTGGAGTTTGAATCCGGCCGGGCCACTTATGATCAGACCCAAGATGCTTTGCACGCTTGGCTAAACACCTATTCCTCACTACCAGAGTGGGGGAAGTTCGCCGGCACAGGGACAATGAACAGTTGCGGAACTCGCGATATCGGTGTCAGGATAGTAGGCGACTGGA